GCCAAATTTTAAGTAAGGCTAGCAACACTGATTTGGATTTTGCTTTTATTAACCCGCCAACAAACTCTTATAGTGGTGTGGTGGTTTTTGACACAGCAAATCAATCAATTGCCAATGGCACATTAACTGCTCTAACCTTTACAAGCGAAACCCTGGATACTGATGGGTATCACAGCGTAACCACAAACACATCTAGATTAACAATTCCAGCTGGTAAAGCTGGTAAATATTGCATCATGATGGATACAAGTTTTGCGCCAAATGCGACTGGTTTCCGCAACGGGGCAATCTTTAAGAACGGGAATGGTATTTATTACGGCGGTGAGTTCCTAGGCAATAACATAAATGCAGCAACTCAGGTTCTTGCTGTTGTAGATTTGGCAGTTAATGATTACATCGAATTTTATGTTTATCAAAATAGTGGTGGCAACCTAAATGTCAATAAAGCTAGTAATCAATACTTCGGCATGTTTTTGATAGGAGCCTAAAAATGGAAAAATATACAAAGCCAGAAAATCTAAATGGTTTAGAATTAAGAGCAGAACTTCAAGCTAGTGGTGTTTTAATTAGTAATGATTCTGATGCAGTCAGAGTTATTGGAGATTCTTTAATTTTGGACATAGCCAAAAAAGATCATGATAAGGCAGCTGCCGTAGTTGCAGCACATAACGGAACGATAACTTCACATGAGCCAACTATTGAAGAAAAACTGGCAAGCGTTGGGTTAAATGTTGCAGACCTTAAATCGGCTTTAGGCATTTGATACTTGTGCATCTGGTTCGCAATTAACGACATACATTCATGAAACCCTGGCTAAGTAAATCTGCCGAGACTCTGAGACGACAAATAAATTCTGCCTTCCCAGATAGAGATAAGCGTTCGGATGGATGGATCGGCGACGCTCGCCATTCAGCAACTAAGTCGGATCATAATCCTTCTTTACCATCGGGGGTTGTTCGTGCCATCGATGTTGATAGTGACCTGGGTGGGGCAGCCAATAACGCGCATTACCTGGCAAATCAACTTAGAGCGCTGGCAAAAACAGATAAGCGAATAGCTTATATAATCTTCAATAAGAAGATAGCAAGCCCTATTCTATTTTGGAAATGGCGACCTTACCGCGGTTATCCGCATACTAGTCATATTCATATCAGCTTTACTGCATTGGGAGATCAAGACAAACGCAAGTTCAAACTACCAATACTAGGAGAGTAAATGAATATCAAGAACCCTATTTTCTTAACCGCTGGTGCATTCCTTTCAGCTTGGGCGGCATCTAACTTTGATATTGATTATCGTGCCATTCTCTGGGCAGTTCTAGCGGGCGTGTTCGGATACGCAACCCCTAAGAAGTAATGAGCGGGCAAGACTTCGCAGCTATTCTGGTTGCGATTACTACCGTATTGGGCGGCATAACCGCCATGATTAATTTCATGATCAAACATTACCTAAGTGAACTTAAACCCAATTCAGGTTCATCAATGAAAGACCAAATGACACGACTTGAACAACGTGTCGATGAACTCTTTATTGTCATAACCAGGAAGTAGAATTTTCTTATGGCTCGCAAAGCGAAAGTCAAAGAGGACTATTACACACCTCTGGAAAATTATTGTATTTCACTTAATGAATACTATAAAGCGCTGCGTAAAGCAGGTTTCAGCGTTGACATTTGCATGGCCATGATTATGGACAAAGCCAGTTACCCAGACTGGATATTACCTAAGCCTATTGACTTCGATCCCAATAACCCGGACTTCACACCTTATGAAGATGACGAGGACTAACCTTGAAAAAAATAGTCGTAATATCGGATCTACAAGTTCCCTATCATGACGAAAGAGCAGTTAGAAACGTTGCATCGTTTATTAAGCGATTCAAACCAGACCAAGTCATTACTATCGGCGATGAAATCGACCTACCCCAAATTAGCCGATGGACAGAAGGAACTCCAGGATGGTTCGAGCAGTCACTGGGAAGTGATCGCGATGCGACTGTCGAGATATTGTGGGATCTTCAGGTAACAGACATGATTCGGTCAAATCACACCGACCGCTTATACAACGTGATTATGAAGAAGATTCCAGCATTCCTAGCGTTACCAGAATTGAAGTTTGAGAAGTTCATGAAGCTTGATGAATTGGGCATTAAGTTCCATCGCAAGCCATTAGAGTTTGCGCCTGACTGGATAGCCATTCACGGGGATGAGGGTAGCGTAAAGCCTACACCCGGTTTAACGGCCTTAGAAGCCGCTAGAAGGCATGGAAAGAGCGTGGTGTGTGGTCACACCCACAGAGCAGGCCAATCGGCCTTTACAGAGGCCTCTGGGGGCGTTTTAGGGCGTGTTCTGCGTGGGGTCGAGGTAGGCAACCTTATGGACTTCAAGAAGGCTGGATATACCAAGGGCGTGGCCAACTGGCAGCAAGCATTTGCCGTGTTCTATGTCGATAAAAAGACCGTAACCAACACCATCGTGCATATTGAAAAGGATGGTTCCTTTGTATTTGAAGGCAAACGGTATGGATGAGCCAGCAACTGGCACTGCATGGATCGATTTTGAAGAAGATTTCGTTATCAAATCGTTATACAAATATGGCCAAATGAGGTTGATTTAGCCTGTTATAGGTGCCACCCTTATCTTATTCACAAACCGTTTGTGGATAGATTCGGGAGTATCTAATGAGCAAGATGAAAGAGCTACACTACGATTTGACCGTAGCAGCTGAAGAAAACACCAATCTTGGCCACGCTGCCAAGTATCTATTAAATGGCTGGTCAGTTATGCCATTAAAACGTAAGTCAAAAGAACCTCACTTTGACCTAATCAAGAGCGCCTATTTATCAGCAACCACTGACTGGGAACTTGTTAAGTTCTGGTTTCAATGCGATCCAAATGCAAATATCGGAATTGCTTGCAAACCTTCAAATCTCCTAGTTATTGACGTTGATTTCCGTAGTGGTGGAGAAGTAATCGAAGAATTTGAGCCAACCTACACAGTCAAAACCAGCGATGGTTATCACTTCTACTACAACCTAAATAAAGATTATGACCTACGTATTGGCAAGATTATGGATGGCGTAGATGTTAAGTGGAAAGGTTATGTAGCGGCTGCTCCATCAATCCATCCGTCAGGCGCTCGCTATACAGTAATCAATGACATGCCACCAATCGATTTACCATCACAACTACTAACACTTATCCAGGGAGAATCATGGTAGAACTAAATGCATTAAGTTTGTTATGCGCAATCACACTGCCCCCACTAGCTGGGTTTACCGCCTATTGGTCAGGCTACAATCGAGGCAAGCGAGAAGGCTGGCATGCCGGCCGTTCGTTAATGCGCATCCCTATGGACACGAGTCGATGAAGCGCGATGATTTCCTTAGAAACGCGCAAGCCGTTGCAAACGCTAGAGATATCGAATATGGATCACCAAATGTTTCTATGCTTCGTATCGCGAAACTCTGGTCAGAATATCTCGGTTATCCAATCGACCCTCACGAAGTCGCAATATGTATGCTTCTCCTCAAAGTCAGTCGTATCTCGGAGCAAGCGGAACACAAAGATAGTTACTACGACCTTATCAACTACGCAACTATCGCAGGAGAACTTGCCACTATGGACTGGGATGATCTTGATGCTGGTTAATGCTAAGAAAGGCGTTTGGTGCGATTACCATAAATACCAATATGGAGTCACAAACCCAAAAGGCCAGGTTCAAGCTGCCTGGACAATTATTTCAGAATTACCACGTTCTTCTAAAATTCCACGCCACTACTGTCAGGAATGCGCAGTAGATTCAAGTAAGTGGGCAGATGGAACCTACTTCGACCTAAAACAACAGATCCAATTCGCACAAGAGCGTTATGGACTAACCCAAGGAGCATTAGATGGCATTTGATTTGAGTCAATACGAGACAGTTGAATCAAGACTGGAGAAGTTCATAGCAGACTATCCAGACTTCCGAATCGATACAGTTATGGAGAGTTTTGCAAATGATAGATTCATCGTTAGAGCGGCTATATACCGCACTTTCGCGGACACTGTCCCATTCTCAACGGGATACGCTGAAGAGAAGATTAGTGATCGTGGCGTTAACTCAACTTCTGCGCTGGAGAATTGCGAGACTTCAGCAATTGGCCGGGCGCTTGCAAATGCAGGTTATGCAGCAAAAGGCAAGAGAGCAAGTCAATCAGAGATGGCAAAAGTCGCACGAGTAAAGAACGACATAGCCTCAGAAGCAA